TTGGCGGGATCGAGTTCGAGATTCGGGTAGAGGTGGAACGGGTAAATATGGTGCACCTCGAGCTTGTCGTTAGTCCCGCACGCTGCGCAAGTCGGGTTGCGTTTGAGGTGCGCACCTCGAACCCCTGACCATCTCGGTGATCGGGCAGGCATCCCGGCAAGGTACTCGGTGATGGTTTTCACGATGCTCATGGTCGCTCCTCCAGTCGTGACACGATGGTCAAGTAGCCAATTGCGTCAACGAGGTTATCCCGTTTGTGGGTGTTGCTCTGCCTCACGATTTTAAGCGAGGCCATGAGTAAACCCACATCGCTCGCACTGAGCCGCTGACCGGGTGCGAGTTGGCTTCTCAGGAGCGTCGTCCAGATCTCAGCGATCTGGGTAAAGCTCTCGCTCGGGTCACCATACTGGAGGCCTCGCTCCGAGATGATCCCATCCACCTGGTCGAGAATGTCCTGGTCATTTGTTGCCATGTTTTGCTATCTCCCGGTCAAAGGTTTTCCGGTCATCAAGCATGGTCAAGATCTCGTCTTCAAGAAACTCAATACGCTCACGCAAGTTGCGGTGCGTACAGGTCTCAGACTCCTCGTATTTTGCGATCTTATCTTTAAGACGCTTAATGACCCTCCGATAGTTCTCGCCCGCAATACGGGCCCCGTGTGCGGCCCTGAGTGCGGTTGTGGTTAGCCCGGTCGCACGCACCGCGCAGAAGCGGCAAGCGGTTCGGCCTCCCCCTATCGGGTAGCCACCACGGGCGATGACCTTCCCGCATTGCTGGCAGATGTTAGACATGGTTTCCCAATCCCTTCCTAGTACTAGGATTATGGGATAAATGAGAATAAACCCTTATATACCTAAGACTTAGAGATCGTCTTAGTATTATAAGAACGAATTTTATGAGTTCTTCTTCTTGGGATAATCTCATTAATCCGCTTATCCTGACTCTATAGAGCGGATAAATGAGATTCGGTGTAAAACTGGTCATTGATTGTGTCTCCTGAGTTACTGAGAGTGTTAAAGAAAACAGCGCACTGAAGGGCTCGCTTCATGCGCTGTGTTTTAGGTGACCATTTTCGTATGATCACGAAATTGGTTTCGTGATCATCCGTTGTTTGTTCCCATGCCTGCCACACCCCGCCTCGCCGCACCAAGCCCAGCCACGCCTGCCAAGCCTTGCCACAACATGCCCAACCATGCCTTGCCGCGCCGCGCCATGCCTGCCTCGCCTCGCCTTGCCAAGACCCGCCTCGCCGGGACGCGCCATACCTCACCAAGCCATGCCTGGCCTCGCCTGCCCAGCCGCACCGTGCCAAGCCTCGCCTCGCCCCGCCGTGCCTCGCCGCACCTGCCACGCCTGCCTTGCCAAACCAAGCCCGGACTCGCCGTACCGTGCCATGACTCGCCATGCCTGCCTCGCCATGACTTAACCCGCCTTGCCCCGCCGTACCTAGCCTTGCCTCGCCTGCCATGCCTGCCATGCCCCGCCTTACCATGCACCGCCTCGCCCTGCCTTGCCTGCCCGGCCATGCAATGCCAAGCCTCGCCCCGCTGCGCCATGCCAAGCCTCGCCTGCCTTGTTACCTGACAGCGGTGTCGATCGCTTGCCAGACTGCTGCCAACTCGGTGAAGGCAGCGTGCTCGATCCTGATGTTCTTGAGCCGACGCTTGAGGTGGTCAAGGTGTTGCTCAAGAAGTTTGGGGTTGCTGGTAACTTGTTGCGCTGGGATGTAGCGCCGCTCGTTCTCCTCGTCCTCATTCATGACGGTGATGGAGACAAAGGCCTGCACGGGTCTCGTGTCCGGTAGGTCTTCATCAACGACAGTCACGCAATTGATCACAAGCCTTGCTTGGTAAATGCGGTACTCTTCGGCAGCGGTTGGGTCATCCCATTCAAACACATCGTGAAGCAATGCCTTTACGGGTCTGCTTTCCTTCACGATCTGGGAAGGTGTAAGCTCCCCGTGTTTGTCATTGATGCGGGCGAGTTCGTCGCCCACATCTTCTGCCTTCTTTCCTGCAACGGATCGCCCTGCTTTAAACTGGTACATACTACTTAGCCTCCCATGAAAAATTGCTCACCACTTTGAAGCGACCATGATCGCCGTTTTTCTCTGGCCTCCACTCCCCGACTCCAACGGAGAACCCGCCAAGGTTTATTAGGTTGACCAGTTGATCTTGGGAAATCGCTCGAGTGTTAAACTCAATGGCAAGCGTCACGCCCCAGCGCAAAAACTCTGGGCGATAGCGTAAGTCCGTTCCACTAATGCCGACTTTGACCTTGTCGGTTCTCATGTAGGGTGGTGTATCTTCTGGATAGATAAGCGGAGTTAAGTCGCCGCCATCCTTATCACGAGAGATAAAGAACGCCTGCCTTGCTCCAACCTTGGTGAACTCCTTGCCCAAACTTGTTACCGCAGTAACCGCAGCGTTCTTGAAGGCGATTAGCTTCATGCCGGGGCGACCATCGGGAAGACGGTAGAATGCTCCCTCATAGTCTTGAACCGGGTCTCGTTTTTCACGACCCTTGCTTGCTGTGCCAGCTTGCTTCTCTTGCATTTTTTTCTCGATTTTTGGATCCCAAGCATGACACAAGAAAGGCGTTATGCCTTCAAGGTTGACTAGGATTGTTTTCATATCTAGAGTGAGAAGTTTTGTAGGTGCCGAGATGGTTGGAACTTCAAACTTAGGTAATGCTTTTGCTGTAGTAGCCATTGAGTCTTTGTCTTTCTGAAAAGTAGTTAAGTAAATGCGCCCGACACAACGCCAGGCGCAGAGGTATCCACAACTAGAACGGCAGCAAGTAGTCTCGGGCCGGGACATACGATTTCTTTGCTGTGTCGTAGACCACAGCGTTCGCCCAGGTTGGATTGCCTAGCTCGGCATAAGCGAGGTCGTAATCCCAGAAGGTTCCCTGCTCGACGCCATCACGAGAAACAAATACCTTCCGGTTTTTGTCTTCTGCCACGGGTGCCGCGATCACGGGTGCGGGCTTCGCTGCTGGAGCTCCGGGCGGAGGAGGAGGTGTCGTCGCTGGTGCTGCCATCAAGGGTGCGCACATGATGACCTTAGTCTTCATGCCATCAGCCGACGGGCCAACGGTGATGCTGAACTTCTTCCCGATGAAAGTATCTGGGTCGATGTCTTCGCCATTGATGAGGGGCCTGCCGAGAAGCTCCCGCACCAGCTTGCCGAAGTTGTTAGACATCGTGAGCTTAGTGGGTGTCCACCTCGAGGTGGTCTTCCGAGCGTGCACGCCTTCAACGATCTCAAACTCCCAAGCGTAGGAAGTTCCTGAGTCGGGAAACTTCGCCGAGGGTTGCATCTCCTTATACCCAAGAAGCTTTGCTGCATAGGTTCCGGTAGGTACTGAAAACTGATCTGTAGAATCACAAACTCTGAGCACTGCCATTGAAATCTCCAAGGTTATTTTGAGTAGGTTGTTGAATAGTTACTTTGCGCCAGCGTTTTTTATCACCTCGACCGCCTGTTCCAATCATCTCGACTTCGCCGTCGTTGACTAGGGCTTCTAAGTGTTTCCTGACAAATGCTTCTCGTTGTCCGCTGGCCTCCCGGATATATTCCAAGGTGTAGTAGTTATCCTTGTCCAGCACTTCGATGATGGACTTCTTTCGTGCGGTGGTATCGACTTGGTCTTTGTCACCAAGTCGTACTAGTTGCTCATCAACAAAGTCGATAAGCACTTCGTATGGGGTCGCTCTACCGCAGCGCCCCGTGGTCGTGATCAGCCGTCTGGTTTTGCTTTTGTTGCCGTATCCGCCTTCATCCCTGGTGAAGTCCATGCAGATGTCCACTGCTGAAGACAATGCACCCGAGCCTCGGGATGCGGTGTGGTTCTCGCCTCCACCCTTGCGATGGTGATGAACAAGGATGACTGACATCCCCGGCTTAGTGATGAAGTCGAGAGCGTTGATTGCTTGTTGTACTTCGGTCGCAGAGTTCTCATCTTTCACCGGCCAGATCTTTGAGATGGTGTCGATGATCAGAACGCTGAAACCGTCACGCTGCATGATGAATGCAAGCTGTGCGACATACTCGAACCATTGCTTCATGGTCATCTGTGCCGTGAATGGTTTGCACCAGACGCCGTGCTGGTCTTCATCGCCTACGCCTGTCTCTGCGTGTCGGTCAATCCAGAAGTCTCTGTGCTCCTCGGATATAACCAAGGCCTTACACTTATCAACCTTCTGCCCTAGAAAAGAATCTCCGATAATCCACGACTTCAGTAGGCCCGTCAGTAGTGTTGTCTTGCCGATCTTCCAGATGGCACTGAACAAAGTCACCCCGCCCCCAGTGACGAAGCCGTACCAGTGCCAGACCCGCTCCGTCGTATCCCGCTTCATCTTTCCGATGATCTCATACTCAAGCCCGGTCACTGGGTCGGGCTCGATCTTTAGCGGTGCATCTTCAGCCTTCGCCTTATGCAGAAAGTTAAGTTCAACTTCAGGTTCACCGAACCCTGCCCCCGCAAGAGCTCTGGTCGCTGCGGTGAAGTTGCCATCATGGGTCAACAGGGTGTAGGCAGCGAACTTGCTGTACGCCTTGGCTTCTTGAAAGGGTGCAGCGTTCGATGAGAACACATAGAGCATATCGCCACTGCCATCAGTTCGGCAGTGCCCGGTTGTGCCTGAGATGCCATCGTCTTTACCAGCCCTGCGCCAATAGATTTTGTCCTGACCGATGCGACTGATCTCCCAGCCCGCACCCTGCAAGATGGTCGCCCACTCGGCTCGCTCGTTGTAGTCATCCCCTGGGCGCTTGCGGTTGTCTCTGATTTCGCCCGCTTGAATCGGTAATGTGAACTTCTCTGGGAATCTTCCTACATTTTGTAACACCGCCACGGTGACCATCAGATCAAAGTCATCCGAGTCAACGGGCAACGCGGGTGCAGGTAGCTCGAGGAGCGAATTGTTTTCCCAGCGGTAGAGTAGCCCAGTCGGGTGGCACTCCTCCGTCGAGCCCGGTGCCAGGACATACCCATTCGATCCCTTGATCTCGATGAGGGTCTTGCCCTCGGTTGACTTAGCGAGCTTTAAATTCTTTCTTTGCACACCAAAGCAATAGATATGCCTGCCACCATTCGGAGTGACTACAATTGGGCACGAATCCAAAGCGTAGAGCAAGCCCTCCTGTTGGCAGTCTTGGCGGTACTGGGCGTACGCGTCACCCGTTTCAATGTCGATGACTGCGAGATCGTTGCTGAGTATCCCGCCCACGATAGCGACGCCGTTGCGAGTTCCTTCTGGCCACCACGCATCGACCTGCTGCGGGGTTGCCCGTGCGCCTGTCATGAAGGGTAACCACGACCCGACCACGGTTGCCGGGCCCTTGCTTCCGTTCGGTGCGATTGCGATAACGCTCAAGCCCATTGCCAGATATTTAAGGGCGCATTCTTTAGCGGTCATTTCATAAGCTCCAGTTCTTTCATGAGTCGCTCGAGCGTCTCTTTGACTTCCTTCATGAGGTTGCCGGTCTCATCCCATTTGTCAATGTTGTCGAACTCGGCCTTGCTGTGGAGGGTTTCCCATCGCTTATCGATCCGCATCGCTGTGCCCTGTCTCGTCAGGTTGTAATGATTTTCGCCTTTGAGTAGTGTCCACATCTCAAGGAAGGTAAGCTCACGATCGGGCCAGAGTGATTGCTCTTGCTGTAACCACCACCTACCATCAGAGAGGTAGACGCTATAGGGTTTGCCGATGTCCGTCTTGCCTCTGCGTGTGCACATTTGCGAAATGATCGTGATCCGAAGGGATTCGGGAAGGTTCATGATCGATCTCCTATCTCTTTGAAACTGACAGCAAAAAATGCTTCAAGTTCCTTGTTTTCAGCTTTAAGCTTTTGATTGTTTCGTGCTGCGGTTAGCAATGAGCCCTTGTGATTGGATAAACTGGTTCTCACAGTTTTCAGTGTGGCCTTAACACTCTTTAGCTCGTCCTTGAGTTTGTTCATTTCCATAGTTTGGCGGGCTGAAAGGTTCAGGCTTTTGGTGTAGCAAAGATTGCACATATCTTTGAACCCGTACTTTTTAACCACTGCCTTCCCGCACTTTTCGCAGGTCATAAAGTTTCTCATGCCGACTCCTCCTATTTTTAAAAACCCCATTGCAGAGATGTCCCACAACATTCAGTCTTTGGGCAACAAGCCTACTACTCTGAAACTCTGCAACGGGATTGCTCCTTGTTAAATTGGTTGATTCGTTCGCCGATCCAACGCATCACTGGCACGGCCATGCTGTTTCCGAGCGCCTTGTATCTCGGCCCGTCTGGTGATTCAGTCTTCTTGCGCCAAGGAATATTCGTGTAGCCATCAGGGAAGCCTTGGAGTCTTTCGCATTCTGTTGGCGTGAGTCGGCGTACGGCTGTTGATTGCTGCACCATCGGACTATTACCGCCACCAGTTCCGGCAAAGGCTTGAAGCGTGTTGGTCGTGTCGCCGTAAACTCTTGCGCCATCTCTGCGGTTGCTTTCAAAGGCCACCGCTGTCGTTGCGTTTCCGCTTTTGCTTCCTGTTCCTAATGCGTGGCTAATGTTTTCGCTGCTGATTGGATCTTGTGTTGGATGAAAGGCGATGGTTGCTAGTGGTGTATCACCACGAATAAAAGCGCAGTTCTTTGTGATTAGTTGTGCAGTGTTACTTGGTTGCGGGTTGTGGTGCTGCTTCATGTCGTAGGTGGCGATGCTGACTGGTAGCAACGCCCCTTCTTCTACATCTCTTGCACCAAGAGCATTAAACATTCTCGCCGTAATTGTTCCAATGATATGACCGTTGGCAACGCTTTGGTGTGTCAACTTTCCTCCACCGCACTCTGTATCGAGACTGCCTGCAACGCTTGGAATAGTGCTGGTGGCAGTTCCTTGTTTCTTTTCTCGGCTCGGCGCAGGATACCGGCACACGCTTTCGCGCTCAAATAAAACCTTTGCGGCACGGCTTGCGTCTCCAAGGTATCCGACAACGAACACACGACGACGGCGCTGGGCCACTCCGAACCATTGAGCGTCCAGGATCCTGAATGCGAACCCATACCCCAACTCGACCAACGCCCCGAGGAAGGTTCCAAAATCCCTTCCGCCGTTTGATGACAGAACACCGGGGACATTTTCCCAGACAATCCACTTAGGCCGGTAACGGTCAGCGATTGCAAGATAGGTAAGCATGAGGTTGCCTCGAGGATCGGCAAGTCCTTTTCTGAGCCCTGCAAGGCTAAAGCTCTGGCAGGGGGTTCCTCCGACCAGAAGGTCGATTGATTCATTAGGCCACTCCATAAATTTAATCATGTCGCCATGGTTGACGACGTTGGGGTAATGGTGTTTTAAAACTGCCGACGGGAATGGTTCCACTTCGGCGAACGCCGCCGGTGTCCATCCGAGGTGATGCCATGCTACGCTGGCGGCTTCGATGCCGCTGCATACTGAGAGGTATTTCATGCCGACTCCTCCTCGGCATCGAGTTCTTTCTTCGCCTTGGCAATCATGTCCTCACGGGTGAGCTCGGTCGCGCAGTAGATCGAGTGATCGAGGGTGTCGGCCAAAGCCCAGCGGCTTTCGCCTTGTACCCAGTAGCGGTAGACCATCGTGCCTTTGACAACCGCAGCGCCAGTCCAAAGCCTTTTAACTTTGAGTAGCTCGCCACCGGGTAGAGCGAAGGTCGCACTGGCGATGTCGTAGGTCGGATCAAACTCATAGTCCTGACGATGGCACTGGGCCATCCATGCAGGGATCGAGGCAAAGTATTCCTCTCGGTGCTTCTTCTCCGAGCGAGTGGAGACCACATCATCTTGAAGCCCGCGCGTGATCGCTGCCTCAATGCCTTCTCGAATGTCGTTTGGAATCGCTGCCATTAGATAGCCCCTTTCAGAGTTGCTTCTTTAATCATCAGTTCTTCCCGGTAGATCTTCACGGCTTTGGGAGCCTGCACCGAGAGGCGCATCCGGCTACCGTCTTGCACCAGGGTGATAATCGTGGTGTGTTCACCCGAGATGATCCGAATCGCTTCGCCGCTCTTGCGGGAAATCATCAATCGTCCTTCAGTAAGCATGAGAAACCTCCTTGTTAAATCCACTCGATACTGCTGCGATACCCAACGAGGGCAGTGTGTTTCCCGCAGCAATATCGGGGTGGTTCGTGTAGTCCAACTCACTCCTGACGGGATGCCCCACGAGGGCACTGTGTTTCCCGATCAGGACTGAGGTGGTTCGTCTTCGAGAATTGCGTCGGCAAGTGTCTCGAGCATATGGTTGACGAGCGCTGTCGTGCGCGCGTCATAGATCCCGTGTTGAAATTTGGTGCTCGGTGCGTCTGCACTCTGAGCGTGATCAATCATCCTCAAGAGAAGGTCTCGAACATATTCGATGTAGTTCTCTTTGATCGGCATTACGATTTAAGCCAGGCTCTCGCCTGCTCCACTGCGTCAGAGACGAGTTTGGTTTCTTTCTTCTTGGTTATCTTTCGCTCTACGGGTGGCGGGTTAAGTTCGTCGTAGAACTGCGCCACCATCTCTGGCTCGATGCGTTTGCACCCGCCAATCCGGTAAGTTTGAAGGCGCACAATGCGGCCATCAATGACGATGCCTTGGCGCTCCCAGCGGTAGACTGTTTGCAGGTTCACATTGAAAAGCTCTGAGAGCTCTCGCACTGATACAGGTCGTTTCGGAATAATGATGCGTGTCACTAGTAGTTAAATCCTCGTGTTAAAAAAGCGACGCAGTAAAAAAGGATAAACTGCGTCGCCTTATCTCATCCCAAGTGCGAATATCGGAAACACTCAGGACACGGGGTATCTTCTACATTTGAAATTATTTCTCAAGCATACTGTGGTACTACTCTGGTTGTACCGTGGTACAACTCTGGTAGTACTGGAACCCGAGCGGGTTAAATGAGAAGTGTATAAACGAAAAAAACCCAGCGTTTTGAGCGCTGGGCTTTGTGTTTTAAAGAGTCTAGTTATCAGTTATATCTTTGGTAAGATGGGGGGGGGGGGGTACTTGAATCGTTAAGGGTATACCCTTCGTTTGAGATGAGGACTTTTCGCTTTACGAGATTCGACAATAGACCCTTAGTGACAGCGGCTTCGCAAGTCACACCCGTGCCTGTAGGGTTATGGACGCTCATGAATTTAATTATTTGGTCGCCCTTCATGCCAGGGTTGCGTTCGACTTCGTTCACAATTTTTAGCTCTTCGTCTGAGAAATCCATCCACGACATTTTACTATCCCTCCTTTTAGCTACTCCACCGAGCACCGCAGTATCATTATACCCGCATCCGGAAGTGCCCTCCAAATCATTGTATAGATATTTGTGCATTGCTTCTTTTGCCGCTTTTTCTATTGCCATCTCAAAAATCAAACTCATGGGCGAAAGTGTCCTTTAAAACTGGGGAAAGTCGGTCGTAGAAAAATTAAGATAACACTATTGTTCACCAAATCTACATAAAATATTTAAATTATATTAAATAATTTTATCCATTTTTGGCACTATTTATCCTCGGGCTACGCACCGTGCGAGATCATCCCGCTTTTCTGCATAGATTTGTGTGGCGTCAAGGGTGCTGTGACCGAGAACGGCTTGCGCTCCCTCGAGCCCGTGAGTGCGGCGCACCTGCGTTGCGACCGTGTGTCGGATTTGTAACGGTGTCCAGTGTTCCATCGGGGCACGCTTTGCAGAGGTGGTGTCGAGTTTCTTTTTATCGGTACGAGCGCCCTGGTTGATTGCGAGCCTGCCCTCGTTGTATCTTTTTTGTGCACCCTCAATGGCTCGGGCGTAGCCATCACCACTGATCATGCCGCTGTAGCCAGCACTCTTGCCCACACCTTTCTGGCACCACACCGCATCCTTATCCCAAAGAGGTTTGCGTACGGAGCGCATGAGGTCGATGAGATCGGTCTTCATGTAGATTAATCTCGGATCACCCCGGTGAGAGTTCTTGTGTTCCGCTGGAGCGTAGCACCAGAGACCGGGTTCGACCTCCGTCATCTCCGACCAACGCATGGAGCAGAGTTCCTTGACACGCATCCCGGTTGCGAGGTGGACGGTGAGCACTGCACGGTACATTGGTTTCAAATGGGGCATGATCAGTCTGAAGTACTCAACGGGCACGGGAGCGATCTTGTCAGGGTTCCTTAAGGTTGGTGCGGTTCGCCAGTTAAGGTGCTGGACTTGGGCGAGCGCTTGGTAGATATCAACCGGCACCAGTTCCCACTCGACCCCGAGTTTGAACATCTGGCGAATCTTTACGATAGCGTTGTTCACACTACTGATACACAATTTCTTTTTTGGGGTGCCTTCTGACTGGGGCATGATGTCTCGGTGCATGATAGCGGCACGAACCGCAATAAGAACCGAGGGCTTAAAATCTTTTATTTTCATTTCAAGATAAAGGTCGAGCTCCCGCAGTGCCGACTTGATGACACCGAGTTGCGATGTGGGTTTCCCGGTTGTCGGGTCTCGGTAGTAGGAGATGGAGTGCTTAATCATTGCGTTGACTAAGTCAGCGACCACGGGTTCGTGCTCGGGCAGGATTGAGGGCGTGACATCCTCACTGAGGATGTCAGCACACCATCGGAGGTAGGCCTGCTTGGTAGCTACGAGGCCCCACTGCCCGTGGTAAGTGGCCTTACGGGTTGCGGGGCTGATGCTATACCCTAAGTTTTTTCCCTTATGGTGTAGCAGACCGGGTACTTTTTTCTTTGCCATGATTTGAACTCGCACGGAAGAAGCCCAAAAGCGAGCCTCCATACGGAGAATCATAGCAGAAGGTGTACAATGTTGTACAGTACAACTTTCCCAAAATCACTTTTCTATCAAAAACAAGGTCGGGGATACAGGATTTGAACCTGCGACCTCTTCCACCCCAACCGGAAATATGGAAGAGCAGCAAAGCCCTATTCTGATAGCGTATTATCATCGCTAATTTTTTAAAATCCGTTAAACTTCTTATGCATTATTATGCAGGAATACGCATGATTTCTAAAAAAATGTTGTACCGCTTTGCCACCATACAAACACCCTTCTCATCAGGTAGCCACGCACTAGGGAAGCCAAGGTGAACACCCCGCTCATGGTCAGGTTCTGTCCGGTCGTGGTTTCGATTCCCATTAATGAGAAGAGTGAAATCTGGATGATTAGGGAAACAAAAAAGCCTGCGCCCGTGTTGGCGATTGACTCCACCAAGCTCATCGAGCGGGTCTGTCTAGTCATCGAGATCGGGGGCGTGAAAGATTTGTGCGCCGTTATGCCAGCCGCCATCGATGCGCTTGCTGCCACCACCTTCAAGCTCCTTCGGAATCACGCAGTCATGCGGGTGATAGAGTGTCTCAAAGCGGGTGTGCCTGGCGATGAGGACTTGAATCTTTTCCTCAGATCCCGGTCGTGCTAGCGTCGGCCCGAGCGGTGGCACCCTGAGTGAGTCGCGCTTGTTTTCCTCTTCCGCTTTCACGCACCCGAGCGAGTGCGACATCTTCGGCGTGTCAGGCCCCGTGCATTTGTAACAAGCTCGGCAGAGCTGCCGTGCCTCGTGGGGTTTGCGCTCACCGCATGAGATGCAGGTGATCAGCCTTCGTGGTATCTTATCGTAGCATTTAATGCAAAGCCCCTTCGCTCGGTGTGGGCGTCGCTCTTTGCAGTTTACACAGGTGATCTCAGCCATCCAGTTTGCCTTTCGTCCTGGGGATTTCGTACGGGTCGTTGCCTCGGCCTCTGCGGATCTTCTTGAGCTTGACCTGAAATCGGGGGTCGCTTAGGTCGATGAAGTTCTCATCGAGAGATTGGAAACATTTTTTGGCGCTGCCGTTTCTGGCGTACTCGATCACGAACTGTTGGATGAGGAGAGGCATCAGGCTGTTGACATAATCGGAATCGACGCCGAAAGTGATGACCAGCCTTCGCAGCATGAGCGTGCGCAGGTCTTCGGGGTCTGAGGCCTTGGCACCGTTGTCACGGTCTGCGTAGCATTGTTCGAGGTGTTTCAGCCAGGGGTCTTCGTCCATGTGTGTGTTCTCCCTAGAGAGCGAGAGACCCGAGGAGCCAGAGCAAAAGCTTTGCGAGCTTGAGGAAAGGTCTATCGGCGAAACAGTGGCACCCTCCGAAGAGGGTAAACCAGCAGCACCATGCGACGAGCATCCCAGTGATGATCCGGTGCGCAAAGTTCATTTGTTTTTAAGATCGAATCTAGCCTTGATGTAGGCGAGAGTGGTGCCGCCACTAATGGCCAAGGTAAAAATGGCGGTGACCATTTTAGTCAACGAGTCCGTGAGTGTTGCACTCTCGGTGCTGTTGACCATGCCAAGAATCACCGCAAGCGAGACGCCTTGCAAGATGCAAGTAGTCCAAAACTCTGAAGTTTTCCATCCCGATTTAAGCTTATCCATGAGGCACTCCTTATTATTCGTTCATCGTCCCTCGGAATTTCCATTTATCAACCGGCTCGTAATAACTTTCTTCTAAACCTTTTTCTTCTTAGGCTTTACAACTTTCCTCTTTACAGTTTCCACCACGACCTCGGCAGGCTTGGTTGCGAACATCGTGCCACCGATTCGCACAAGTGCTGCGAGCGCAGGGAAACCCGCCACCGTCAAACCGCCTGCCAAGAGCATCACGATGAGAGCGATGGTGCTGTTGCCCGTGCCGGGTAGCGAGGGCGTCGGGAGTATTGGTTTGGGTTTTCGCAGGTCGGAATCATGCTTGGGGTCGTAGTCGGGCCTTACCCTTCTAAGGGCTTCAGCGAGGGAGCTGGCGCCGCCTTCGTAATCACCTTGGCTATGAAGCACCTTGCCCGCTCCCCGTGAATCTGGGCCACCCTGCACCATGATGCGAGGTGTACCGGGAAGGAACCCGAGTTCCTTCACGGCCCAGTTGTCGGGTCGGTAGGACTGCACCAAGAGGGTGTCAACAAACACACTGAGTGCGGGGTTGGTTTCGAGATCTTTAGTAACAGCAGCGCACTCGGATGCGGTGCCGATTACAGTGAGGCGGAGCTTCTCCCGATCATCGATGAGGTCTTTCCCCTTGCCCTCGATCGCTGAATATGCTTGTTTGCGGGTGACCTCTCTGCCGCCTAACCAGAACTTTTCCACGCCCGAGTCGAGGCGGGAGCGATCGAGCCCAAAGTTTTGTTCCTGTTGCTCGATGACTTTGATGAGGTGTGATGCGGGTGGTGCGAACGGGGAGAGCTCCTGGTCTGATGACCAGTTGCCGTCGGGAAGAAGTTCCCGGTAGCATTGGCGGGCCTTGATCCATACACCCTTCTGAACCGTGCCGCTGTAGAGGGCCGCTTGGTCGGCATCGATAATGCGCCACTCATAGGGCGCTACGACCGCAGCGCTCGAGGGTGTGCCCCATTTCTGGCCGTACACCTTAACGGGTTCGCCCTCGTTATATGGCATCGGGGGAGGCGGGGGAGCGATCACGACCACGGCCCAACCGCCTCCTCCTGAAACCCAGCGTTTCTTGAACTCTGCGGGGCTCATCCATTCGTACTTGGTTTCACCGGGGAAGTTGTTGTCTAGGATTGCTGCCCATTTTTCTGTGAGGTGGACTGCGTTCACCATGTGTGCAATCTTGCCTGTGTACCTGGGTGAGTAGCCGTAAGTAACCGAGGGCATCCGACCCGTAGTCAGTGCGAGCTTGATCAAAGCTGGGTCGCTCCCCTCATACTGGAGATATTGTGCGCCGTCGCAATACTTGGCGAGCATCTTCTCGACCTTGGAAGGGTAGCCACCACCCTGCTCTCTTGTCATCTTCTGTTGGAGTCCGAGGATGCTATCCACATTTTGCCACCTGCCTGCGTGCTCGATCGAGGTGAAGACGCAAAGGCCCGCGCCGTCTTTGCCTCCGGTGTTCTTCATCTGCTGCGAGCCGGGGAGATCGATTTGAATTTCCTCAGCGCCATCGGGGGAGGTGCGACCACCCTCGACGGAGGTTGCCTCGATTTGACTGAAGAGCAAGAGCCATAGGAATAGGTTCATCATGGGCCTTTCGGGTTTACACCTGCGCATCAAAGTGTTGTTTAAGTAACCGCTTGAGCTGTTTAATTTTCACATCCACTTCTGATCCTTCTGGAAAGAAGTCTGCATCATTAATCGTTTTCTTTTTGGTGCGATTGATGAAGGTAACAGTGAAGCCTGATACTTGGCTTTGATCGTTTACGGCTGTTTCTGTAATAAGTATTTCCATGATTTGATCCTAGGTTTTGATGATGTAGTTAAGAACCACCACAGGTGGGATGATGTTATGTCGGCCATCGGCAGGGGTATTCGCCACATTGTTAATCCCGATGTTATGCGTGTGCGCTAGGTTAGTGGAGGCGGTGTTGGCTGAACCTCCTGCGGATGCGTTATAGGTCGAACCTCCTGCAATTGTTGCCGCACCTGCCGAATTATAAACCCAAAACCCGGTAACGCCAGAGCCGTGACTATGGCTTTCGTTCGCACTCATTGCCCCTGTAATTGAATTGCTTCCACCTGCAGATGATCCAACTGTGTTTGCGTGTGTGTGGCTGGCTAGTTCGGTAGCAGTTAACAAATGCGTTTCTTCCCCTAGCCACTGGCCCCTTGTCCTTGCTGTTTGCGCTGTTCCACTTGGTGCGCCTGTGCCTGATGCGTTTAAACCAACGCCACTTCCAGCACCCATCGGAAGCCTGCCTCTAAGGTCGGGCAAGTTGAAACTTAATGCCCCTGCTCCTGTGTATGCTGTGCCACCATAGGTGTTACTGATGACTGCATGGAGTGCTAAGTAACTAGTGGAGCTTACAGAACTGCCATCACAAAGAAGATAGCCAGTGGGGGCGGTTGCGCCTGCGTAAGCGGTGAGAGCGCCAGTCGGCATCTGCGCTGCGGGTGCGGTGCTAGCCCAGGTCGTTCCGTTGGATGTAAGCAGGTTGCCACTGGTGCTAGGTGCTACGAAAGTGGGTGCGCTGGTGCCGTTGCCCAAGATCACATTGTTTGCAGTTAAGGTGGTTAGTGAAGTGCCACCATTTGCAACATCTAATGTGCCTGTGTGGTCACTGCGAGTAAGAGATGAAACCAAAACATTTACCGTGCCTGCTGCGTTACAGATCCAGATCTTCCCATCGGTTGCATTGACTGCGATTTCGCCTGCCACTAAGCCAGTCGGTACAGTGGTAGCGGTATAGCTCCTCTTGGGTTTGATGACATTCGCCATCTTAGAAAGTTCCCCCATCCAGAATGATGCCGCTGCCTAAACTGGTTGCGCTAAGCACTACGGTGCCGTTGATGTAGTAACTTTTACCGCTGGCAACATTGATATGATCGCTCGATGTCCAGGAGGTGGTTGATAGCACCCAGTTCCAAGTGTGATCCGTGAGTCCGTGCAAAGTTAAACCGCCACCATCCGCTGCTGCTTCTGTGACCGATCCTTGCGCAAGCTCGATGTTCTTATCTGCCACAGATAATGTGGTCGAGCTAATCGTAGTTACTGACCCATTGACCGTAAGCGAGCCACTAAGCACTAAGCTCGTGCCAGTTGCTGCTCCAATGTTAGGAGTTATAAGAGTGGGTGTGTTGGCTAGTACCACTGCACCAGAACCCGTTTCATCGGTGAGTGCTGCTGCTAAATTAGCCGAGCTTGGCGTTGCGAGAAACGCTGCGACACCAGTACCCAGCCCGCTTACTCCTGTTGATATCGGAAGTCCAGTGCAACTGGTGAGCGTACCGCTAGTGGGAGTGCCGAGGAGAGGCGTTACCAGAGTGGGCGAGGTTGCGAAAACATTTGCCCCAGTGCCCGTTTCATCGGTGAGTGCTGCTGCTAAATTAGCCGAGCTTGGCGTTGCGAGAAACGCTGCGACACCAGTACCCAGCCCGCTTACTCCTGTTGATATCGGAAGTCCAGTGCAAGAGGTTAGCGTACCGCTTGAAGGCGTTCCAAGGAGAGGCGTTACCAGCGTAGGCGAAGTGTTCATCACAAAGGTAGTGCCGGTGCCAGTCTGCGCTGCCACCGAAGTTGCGTTCCCGACTGAGGTTATCGGGCCGGTAAGGTTGGCGTTCGTGGTGGCGGTGACCGCAAAGTCGGGCCCGCCGATTGCGATCACGCTGGTTGCGACCCCGAAGGAGTTATCGCCCAAACCGTAGTAAAGAATCCTTCCGCCTGAGTTCTCGTTGAAGGCCAGCTCAGAAGATCCTAATGTCGAAGGTGCGCCCGTTGCGCCACCGATTCTGCGTTTAATTCTAATCGTGTTCGCCATGTTTAAAGTTCCTTAAAAGTTGCCGCCGTCGAGCTTGCCAGAATTAGTCCACATCCCCATTGCCGAGGAGTATTTCAAAAGATCATCATTCGCCACGCTCACGGTCGCGACATCCGTCAGGTCATCAAGCGGGCCATTGCTAGTGCCACTCGGGCCAGTCGGGCCTGCGGGGCCGGTCGCTCCGGTAACGCCTGGGGATGACACTGCGATCGCGTTCTCGGGAAAGGTCACATTGATATTGCCTGCTGCGGGATCGAGCACGGTTACGATGCCATCAGTCTGAGAGACCGTGATTGCGTTTGAGTCTGCGTTAAGTAGGATTGTGTTGGCTTCATTGTCGATGGTTACGATCATCGTGTCACCTCCGCTTTTACCACAAACTTACCTTCGATTAGGCGTGTTACTATTGAGCCGGGCGAAGTGATTTCGAGATCGTAAACATAGGAGGCGGGGGTGAGACCTGACATCGTGGTAGCGTCCACTAGGAGCGTCAGGGTTCCCGCTGCGCCGTTAATCGTGATGCCCGAGCCGGTGCTGAGTTCGAGGATGACCGTTGCGGACGCTGCGGTGGTTCGCACTTGCATTAGAGCGGTGTAGCTGGTGAGGTTGATGACCACCTCATCGGGGTCGGTGTAGGTGATCACCCGCTGGAGCGTTGCCCCTTGTTCTGCCGCGAAGTTATATAAGCCTGCTGGCATAATGACCTCCGAAAAAAAGAATATAGTCGAGACTAACTTGGCTCGGGTGGCGATGCAAATCGCTCGCACTAGTTAGGGTGTTGGGGGTTCCAAATAATAATAAGCGAAAGCGGATGCGGTAGAGACTTTGGGTTCCACTGACTCTAGATAGGGTATGCCCGAGCTGCGCCATAATAAGCAATAAGTGTCAGCAAATGGACTGGACAGGCCAGCATATTTAACGATGGTTGCTGGCTCGTTAAAAAGCCAAGTGGTTCCATCCGTCACATAGGTAGTGATATTGGTGTTAACTAACTGGAAAGAACCAGAGCCTGTGTACCCTGAGATAGAATCATAGTACCCATTGTCTTGAAAGTTTCGGTCATAAAGTGCATAGGCGAAATAACCATTTCGATAGGTGATATATTTAAGCCGTATCTTATTGGTAACATTAACGGCTGTGGTAAATGGCTCAGACTCATAATTCCAATCATGCCCAGTAACCTTAGTTAAGGTGATTGATGCAGGTAGTTCTGAGGAGTAGTTATTCGTAGTCCATGTGCGTGTTGGATAGGTGGTGACAGGGTAGTATTTTCCCAGCCTTGTTCCTGTGCCTGTGTAGGTGTTGTCAATGTTGGTCAAGGTCAAGGTGGCTGGAAACACTTCTGGGTAGCTTCCAGAAAAAGTAGGGCTGATTGTTGTCGGCCATCCGATATAGTAAAGACTCCCGTGTTGTGCGTAGTCGGCATATTTTGTAAGTGTCGGAATACTTGAAAATATCCCAGCCAAGGAAGGAACACCACCAACTGTAGGCAAATAACCAATGGCACCATAACTAATAGTGTTCTGATCCGGCTGAGACAAAGAACCAACAGTAATGCTTATAGTTAAATAATATTCGACATACCACCCGCCAATGTCGCTACCATTTAGGGTCATGGAGAAATTTGTTCCGATCAAATTACTTTTAAAAGAGTTTTGAAAATTTTTAACATTCGTGAAACTTGCAAAAGCGGTTCCAGCAGAAGCGTAGGGAAGATTGGTAGTGCCGTCACCGTACCAGATGTAGCTCGTATTCTGCGCTGACCCACCATCGTTTATTGATCCTGTGTAAAGCTTAAAATCATCGTTGCAATAGGCCAGCCCTGCCAGTATGTCTACTTCTGGTGTTAAAATATACCTTGTTGCAGCACTTCTTGTAATTCCTGAAATACTAAATTCAATCTTTTTTGGAAAGTCGGCAAAAGTGGGCACCTTGTATTTCCATGAAACTGGCTCGGGTAACTGTGAATCAAATAAGGGAGTAGGGCAGCACTCTGAAAATTCAGTCTTTAGGTTGTAGGTTTTGCCACACTGCGACACAGTAAACAAGGTTCCAGAAGCAGGAAATTTTATTGGTATTTTATTGTATGCGTCTGAGAAAGTTGCTGCAAAAGCCACCTTTAAGGCAGTATCAAAAAACAAATAGTATACCGAAACCACATCTGCACCACTCGGTAAAGATCCAGAGGAAAGGCTGAACTTTACTGGGGTAGGTCTGCCATAGTTTGCAATGCCTGAAGTTAGATAGCTTGCATTGGATGCTGTCCAGAAACCTGTAGCGGTGCTGTAGGTTGTATGCCCCTCATTCAGGGTAAAGCTTATACCGATGGGGTTAAGTTGCATTATGAAATTAGCCCGTGGGATCTTATGCGAGCCAAGAGCAAGTTTAGTTGGGTTGTTAAATCATCGATAGCCGTTTGCGTTGTCGATGCTGTAGTGGCTAAATCTACACTAGAGATCGTATGCGCTGCGACATCGGTCACGGCTGCCAGTGGTGTTAGAAACTCGACCGCTGTGGCACCCGAGTTGACTTTCAAAAACTTACCGCTTGCGCTAGTGTAGTTCGCTGGGAAATCCGTTGCCCCTTTGAGTGTAAGTGATCGCCACCCCTTAACCCCTGCGTTAGTCGTTGCGTAATATTTGTCATTACCAGGAGTTGCTGAGTCGTTGACCAGTTTCATTGCAGTAAACACACTGGTGTCATTTGGGTTGCCACCTCCTGTGATGCTATTTGTTGTGGTCACATTTGGAGTGGTGAAAACCACTGCGCTAGCGGTGCAAGTTACCGATTTATAAAGTGCGCCTGAGTAATTATTTGGTGTGTCCGTTAACCCTAGGAAGTCTGCTGCGGTCGGTGATCCAGAGAAGTTCGGCCCAAATTCTAGAGCGTCTGCCGTTGCATTTACCATGACGATTCTGCTGGCATTCCCATCAAAACTTTTAGGCACCACATCTACTAGACCAAGGAAGTTCTTAAACACTGCGCCATCGTAGTCGGATGTAGTCAGGGAAGCCGTTGTGACCCCAATATTACCATTCGAACACACCACCCCAGTGACTACTTCAAAGGAGGAGCCTGCACCACCTGCGTTAGTCTTCACCACAAACACCGGCAAGCCTGCCGAGGTGTAGCCTGAGAATTGCCCCATGTAGCGTTGCCCCACGGTAAGCGCGGCGCCGCTTACCTCTTTGATCTTGACCTCATTTATGTCGTTCATCGTGTTGGCGCTGGCGTGGTAGTCCACCCGTTGCCCGGTATTAAGGGGCGAGCCTAGCGCCGTCACCTTCACCACGCTCATCGTGGAACCGCCCAGCATGGGCCCGATGCGTGTGGGTTCGGTCGTGTCGCCCTCGACCGACTTCACCACTCGGGCGATGCGTCTGGCACTATCTTCTGTAAAGCCATAGGCGCTGCTCATTAGAGGATCTTTCTGTAGATGGGGGTCAAGTAGGCGTAATCAATGTCATCGTAAATACGGAAGCGAAGGAAGCCTTCGTTCGCCTCAGTAGGGAAGACCCCATGATCAAATGGGATGCCCGTGG